GCCTTGCTGTTGTTGCCATCACGTTTCTTTTGCTTGATCCAGTCGTGTCTGAACGTGCCCATTCCTGGACTCACTGTGGTAGCCGATAACCATTGCAGTTCTGGGTGGCGGCTGAGATCGAAGAAATGCTTGTTTAAGTTTTCGTTGCAACTCAGCAGGTAATAAGCCTGCAGGTCTGCGCTGCCTTGTACACTGCTGCTCCAGCGTATCATCAAGAACGTGCTGAATTTTTTGCGCTCTTCGTCAGTAAGCTCACGATAAAACTGCCGATTCTTGGTATCAAGCTGTTGTAGTTCATTGCTGATGTTTAGTTTATCGCTCATACTGGATGGTGTTGTACTGATTCATGTTGTCGACCTAGTTGGTATATAACTATAACACGATCCAGTGCATCTTGCAAGCCAGGATTATACCTGGCTGCTTGTCGAATGTCGTGCCATAATTGGTCTTGGAGAATTTGTTCTCGTGTACTTGAAGCGTCTCTACCTACTTCAAATCTGGTGTCTGGAGGATCACCCAGCTTTCTTGCATAAGTTACCCCATCGGCCTTTTCATAAATGTAAGTTGCTCCGGGTTCTAATTTACCAACATTTTCCATAATCTACTATCTCACTTTGTCTTGATATGTCTTTGACGAAATACGCACACAGAGGTTTTTCAGTTCCGGTTTCTAATGGTATTGCCAACAGTTGCCCGGGCTTGAGTTTGGGGAAATACCATTTGACGTCTTGATAGATATCCACAATTTCAATGGTGGCAAACTCGGGCCTGAAACTGCTGAGAGGATTAAAACAAAACACACTGAAACCTCTGTCGTTAATGCTGGTTAGCGGCACAACTTCTAGATCGCCTAGATCAGGTTCGCCAATCAACACATGCCAGTCCACCGGCATCTTGATCTGGTTGTTGCCAATCTTCAACACCAGTGCCGGACTGTTGAAACTTTCTAAAAAGATTAACGGAATGTAAAAATAATCTGGAGTTCTAGGATCGCTATTATCCAACACAGCAAAACGCAAATCTTCTACTTCATCAGGTATATCGTTTAGCTCGTAGGCTGTGTTTTCTAGCGTTAGGATTCTCATTTTAACTTTCTTGTTTGTTTCATCTTACTTCTGTTACTATGCCGTTAAAGTTTGTCACATATGTAGTGTCTGTTAATTCGCAGTCAGGCGCCATATAAATAAGCTTCATTGCATGTGGGTGCTATCAGGTATAGATTTATATAATTAAATATTGTACATCCTTGCTTATCAATGTATGCCAACAAATCTAGTACATATAGTTCTTCTTTTTAAAATTATCTACCGTAGACTATATATTTGTCTGGTCTATCATCAGACCAGGTGTCTGATAATAGATCAAGATTATTAGTTTTTGCTAGCCAGGCGCTATAAAGATAGTATTCTATTGTTTTACCTGTGCCCGGGTCTGGTCTATAGCTCTGCGTTAAATTATAACCTACTAGGTCTAAAATACTTACATCTGTTTTGTCTAAGTATTCTAGCATGTCATTTACAAGTTTTGTAATTAAAATAGCAGGTGTTTCTGGCCGCAGGGTGCGGTCTATATAATCCCATGGGTTTAAATCAAAAAATTTATATGCATTTATCCAATAAAACAAGTAGCTTACATCGTCGTCAAAATCTGGAACGTTATTTTTAAATTTGTCAAATCTGGACATCGCTCTGTTATCTTTGATCATTGCCAAGATATCATAAGATTCTATAAAATAATCTTTACTGCACAAATGTAGATAGTAATCAGTTGGTATAAGATTGGCGCAGGCTAGTGTTAACATTATTTGACTTACCCAGCCGTCGTAGTTATGCCTTGGTCCAAATCTGTTGTCAATTCTCAGTGGAGCTACCATTCTTGGAATTTCTTCCCAGTGATAGATTTTAACCAAGGGGTAATATGAAACTATTTTTTGCAATCGCTCTAAATAATTTATATCATCATTTAAAATAATGTAATGATAAAATTTTGTTACACTATATTTTTCAATTGATTCCAATAACCTAGGAATTAAATAAAAGTCTTGTTTGCACGTTACAGTTAAACCAGTAACTTGACTGTTACTCATTGTGTAAATCCTGCCATTTTAATAAAAACATTGTGAGTTCGGCCTGATTTTTAAAACTCAAATGTTTCCAGTTTACTTGCTTGCCGCATCCTGTTTGTTGACACCAAACAGCCAATTGACATATGTCTTGGTCAACTTGCACCCAGGTAATGCCGTTGCCTCTGTCTATTATTTTAAAACTCATTTCCACTCGGCTTTTTCAATAGTAAAAGGATAGTTGGCCTCTCGATAAAACTGTTTGCGTTTGGTCAAGTGTCGTTTTGCAAACTTGCATGTACTGGTTATGTCCCAGATTTGCACATGGTCTTTGTCCTCCGCTTTGCGAATGCCACGCCCGATACTTTGTATGACCCTAACAAAACTCTTGCCAGGCTCAAGCAGCACAAGATTAAAAATACGGGGAATATTAATACCAACAGCCGCAACGCCGTAAGTGGCAATAATAATTTTGTTGGTGCTGGTGGCAATTTCGTCGTATTCATCTTTGCGATCTTTGGCCTTGGTTGATCCTGATACAAAAACCACATCGGGTTTGTCCTTTAATAAACTGAACAGTGTGCTCAGTTCCACCTGCAGCATCTTGCCTGTTTCAATCCTGTCAATCAGGATCAAGGTATTACCACCATCTTTGATGGCATCAACCAGCCCAGCAATGTGAGCAATGCGTTCTGCATTGGTAGTCAAGTATTTAAGCTCGCTTTGATAATCTTTGTAATCAGCATGGTCCACCAATTGCACAATGTTCACATGACAGTTGGCCAAATGGCCGGCATCTTGCAGTTCACTGGCACTTAGTTTACCCACAGTATCTCCAAGGCTGCAAAATATACTCATGTATTCAGACGGCTCTTTGGGTATAGTACCAGTCAAGCCCCAACGAATTGGAATATGCGCCATCACGCCAGTCAGCAGAGTCTTTAATGCATCTGCTTTGGCCATGTGTACCTCATCCACGATAACACACACTACCCCTTCAAGAAACTCTTGAATGGTGATCTCCGCTTCTGCGTTCTTGGTATTTTTTAACAGGATATTCAGACTCTGCCAGGTACAGATGGTATGAGTACGACCAAACTCTTTGCGATCGCCAAAATAAACACCCACATCCAGCTGCATGTTCACATAATCTTGTTCTGTTTGTGTAACTAGGCTTTTGTTGGGTACAATCACAATGCTTCTACCGTATGCACTGACTGCATCGCTCAATGCTGCAGTAATAACTGTTTTGCCGGCGCCGGTTGCAATTTCTTGTACACACTGTGGATTGGCAAAGAATCTGTTGATAATTTCAGGCTGATAGTCTCTGAGTTCCATGGGTTCACCGGCTTTGACATGACCCGGGGGCCATGCAATATGACTGTAGCTTTGCTCGTTGACTGCCGTGAACTCAAAAGTGGTACGATACTGTCTGGTATCTACTAACTGGCAGTCGTAACCGTGATCATCAAGATAAGGAAGAATCTCTGGCAGAAGGTTGATATATGTGCTGCCACCCAGCTGAAAGAAGCTGACCTTGCCGTCCCATCGACCCAATCGTACACTGGGCTGGTATCTAGCGCCTGGAATCTCAAATTTAAATTTGTTGACCAGGTTCTTGCGGGTAGTCAGGTCTAGACCTTCTATTTTTACATTGACTTCGTCGGAAATGATTATTTTGGCTTGCACTGTTATGCTCTTCGTTGTTGATTATTATATACATCTGCAGCAAAATAAACAACCTTTTTGGCACGTTGTAACAGCATGTTCTTTTCGCCACCGTGCATCATGCCCACCGAGCTCAATAACAAAGGAATAGGTTGCGTCCAATCAGATTTGAACTTGTTAAAAAACACAATTTTGTTGCCGTCGTTAACAGGTTCTTTTTTGTCATTGCCGACCCGATGCACCTGCTCGGGATTGAAATACTTAAGAACAAATTTTTCGTACAATCTATCACTCATGTCAGGTTCGTACACATATATGGGCCAACGGCCGGCAATGTTGGCGTAGGCAATGATATCTTCAAACACTGTTGCGTCCGGAGTTGGAGCAAATCTAGTTTCTTGAGCTGTCATTAAATTGAACACTCGCGGCGAATACTTGTCTATCAATTGTTGTTCAATTGTTGTGTCAACAGTGTAACCAAGTTCTGCAGACATATCAACCAATGAATCAACATTGCTGGAGTGAAATCCGCACCAGTTGTTGATGTAGTCCACCAAGGTATTGGCAGCATTGGTAATGCTGTACCCACAGTGTGTGGCCACCAGTTTAATTTCGTAAGGGTCTGATTCACAGGCCAAAATCAATTGTACCAGTTCTTCAAACTTGGGATCTATTTCAAAGTCGTTGTTTCTAGCAAATCCATTTGCAGCAATCACATTGGTTTCGGTCATGCCCAGTCGCCAAACTTTATCAGCACTGTTGTCAAATTGCCAGGTGCCTTGGCTAATTTTTGCCAGTTCTCTTATACTGTCAATCATTTTTACATCATACGGAAACCTTAAAGCAATAGAATCGCCGTCCACATACACTCGTCGAGTGCGATCAATTATCCTTATGCTCATACGATACTGCGGATTTTCTACTGGGCTGGTATCAATACCAAAGTTGGCCAGCTGCTTGCGATACTTGAGCACCAATTTGCATGCCAGTGCTGCTTGCTTGTCAGTCAGCGCACGGCCATCCATACTGGCCACACTCATGCTATGCACAATAGCAACATCGTACCGGGCCAGACTGATTATAGGTGGGGTATTTTCAAAGATGCCAAAAAGTTTTCCAGTAACCAAATCACGATCACCATTGATAACTTCTATGTAATCTTCTACGTAGGGGAATTTTTTTAGCATAAAGTAATTATAGCACATGTTGAATGCAAAGTCAAAAAAAAGCTCACCTAAGTGAGCTTTTTGAACCAATAGTAAAAGGAGCTAACAAAAACTTCCGGTTCTAAACTTATGCTGCTCGCATGCAAGTGGTACGAGCCAT